CGGATTAAGTCTCAAGGCGCAGTTCAAGCATTATCTGTACCGGCAACAGCATCACAGTCTTTCCCAATGCTTGACTACATGGATCAGGTATTGCAAAAGCGTTCAGGTGTTACACAGACAAGTCAGGGATTAGACCCTAACATTCTACAAAACACCACAGCTACAGCGATTGCAGCAATGCAACAAGCAGGCTCTGGTCGCATAGAGATGATTGCTAGAATCTTTGCCGATACAGGTGTAAAAGACTTATTTAGTGGCATTTTCCACTTGATCCTAAAGTATCAGGACAAACCAAGAGTCATTCGTTTACGAGGCAAGTATGTCTCTATTGACCCAAGAGAGTGGAAGAACAACTACGATGTAACAGTCAATGTCGGTCTAGGCACAGGTAGCCAAGATCAGAAGATGGCTATGGCAGCGATGGTTATGCAAAAGCAAGAGCAGATTCTACAAACCCAAGGCTTTGCTAATCCGTTAGTAAGCGTTGGTCAGTATCGCAACACTCTTGGTAAGTTTATCGAGGCAGCAGGGTACAAAGACTCAATGGAGTTCTTCAAGGAGATTCCACCAGAGTTAGACCAACAGTTGTCTCAGCCACAGCCACCTCAAGCACAACCTAACCCTGCGTTAGACATGATGATGCAACAGGCACAGGCACAGATCGAAACAGACAGAGCCAAAGCAATCAACGAGATTGAGATTGCCAAAGCTAAAGCACAAGCCTCTATCCAGTTGGAAAGAGAGAAAGCAGCAGCTAACCTAGAACTCAAGACAGCAGAGTTCCAAGCAGAGGCTCAGTTAAAAGCAGCACAAGTAGGAGCTAAACTTACAGGGGATGTCAGGATACCTGGATGAACGCTACTGATAGAGCTAAAACATTATTAGGTGATGAGTTTTTCCAAGGGCTATTACAGGCTCAGAAAGACTCATTCAAGTCATATATCTTTAGTTCTGCCGAGCATGATGTAGAAGGCAGAGAAAGAGCCTTAGTCAAACTAAAGGCACTAGAAGAATTTGAAGCATCGATTCAATCAATCGCACACAATGGCGAAATTGAAAAGAAGCGAGTAAAGGTTTTTTAACAACCATAGAGGTCGAAAATGAGTGAAAACACCAACCCCCAAGGGAGTGTAGACAATTCTGTATCAGGTGCAGCTAATGCATTTATGTCTTTTCTTGAGCCACAAGCGGAGGAGGCGAAAGCCCAACCAGAACCTAGTGAGGCAGAGTATTCTGCCGAGTCCGAGGAGCAAGATGTAAGTGCAGAAGAAGCTGAGAGCCAAGAAGAAGTTGTAGAGGAACTCCCTAAATACCGAGTTAAAGTCTCTGGTGAAGAAGTGGAAGTTAGCCTTGATGAACTTTTGAATGGTTACAGTAGGACTGCCGATTATCAGAAGAAAACCCAATCTTTAGCGGAACAACGAAAGGCTGTAGAGGCTGATCGAGTAAAGATTGCGGAAGCAGCAAAGACTAGAGAAACATATGCCCAACGACTCCAAGTCATCGAGCAACTGTTACATCAGCAAAACCAAGGAGAAGATCTGTCGCAGTTAAAGGCAGAAGATCCTATTGCTTATGCAGTCGCTATGGCAGAGAAGATGGAACGAGATAAGCAATTGCAAGCGGTGCAGATTGAAAGACAGCGAGTTCAACAAGAACAGCAGTCCTACACTCAGGCACAGTTGCAAAAGCATATCCAAGCAGAGCAGGCAAAACTTGTAGAGGCTATTCCAGAGTTTAAGGATGATGTGAAAGCCGAAGTAGTCCGTAGAGATATTCGCAATTACGCTAAGTCTCAAGGATTTACCGACCAAGAGTTGTCTCAGGTTTACGATAGTCGCGCTGTACTAGCCCTCTATAAAGCAGCACAGTACGATAAGTTGATGGCAGGCAAAGGTGTTACTTCTAAGAAAGTAGCCAATGCGCCTAAGACGATTCGACCAGGAACATCTAATCCGCAGAGTTCCGACAATGAAACATTTAAAAAAGAGAGAGCCGTATTACGCCAATCTGGCAATAAAAAAGATGCGGTTCGTTTATTTGAACGATTTTTATAAAGGAATTAAATCATGGCAGCATATGATCGCTACACCGCAATTGGTGCGCGTGAGGACTTAACCGATGTTATTTATGACATCAGCCCTACCGACACCCCAATCATGTCATCCATTGGCAAAACCAAAGCAACATCGGTAAGCCATGAGTGGCAAACGGATGCTCTTGCAGCAGCTACCACTTCTAACGCATTAGTAGAAGGTGCATCTGCTTCTGAAGCAACCATCACTCCAACAACTCGCCTTAACAACCTTACACAGATCGTTGGTAAGACTGTTATGGTTTCTGGCACTCTCTTGGCTTCTGACCTTGCTGGTCGTAAGTCTGAGATGGCTTATCAGTTGGCTAAAGCCTCTGCTGAAATCAAGCGCGACATTGAGACCATCATTAGTGCTAACCAAGCTCAAGCAGCAGGAACTTCAGGTTCAACTGCTCGTAAGATGAGTTCGTTATTGTCTTTCATTAAGACAAATACAAACAAATCGGCTGGCACGACTGCTGGTGTTGATCCAACAACTATTGGTGTTTCAGTTCGTACCGATGGTACAACTCGCACCTTTACTGAGACCATCCTCAAAGATGTTATCAGCAAGGTATTCGTAAGCGGTGGCACACCTTCCGTATTGATGGTATCGCCTGCTCTCAAGCAGACAGTATCAGGCTTTACTGGCTTGGCTGCACAACGCTATCAAGTACCTACGAATGGTCAAGCAACCATCCTAGCTGGTGCTGATTTATATCAGTCCGACTTTGGTGTATTGCAGATCGTTCCTAACCGCTTTATGCGTACTCGTGATGCCCTCGTACTCGATCCTGAGTATGCAGCATTGGCTTACTTGCGCCCATTCCAGACCAACGACATTGCAAAAGTTGGCGATGCAGACAAGAAACAAATCTTGGCTGAATTGACCCTCGAAGTTCGCAATGAAGCTGCTCATGGCGGTGCATTTGACTTATCTGCTTGATATTAGGTAGATAATAAGTAGAATAGAGGGTAGACAAAATCTACCCTCTTTTCTATGATCGTTTACATTATGGGAGGTCTGGGCAACCAGATGTTCCAATACGCAGCAGGATACGCAGTAGCTAAGACACTAGGAGAAACCCTAGAGTTGAATACTACTTTTTATCAAGACAACAAGAACAGACAGTACGAACTAGGGGTTTTCCCTATATCGTTTCATGTAACGAATAATGTTGCAGAGCCGATAAAGGAAAAACAGCATAGCTACCAAGAGATCACCCAATCAGGAATGATGGTGGGCTACTGGCAGACAGAGAAATACTTTAATAATATAGAAGATGAGATTCGTAAGGAGTTCAGACTTCCTAAGTCCGATATTCCTAGCGATTGGGTCGCAGTAACAGTCCGTAGAGGCGATTATTTAGCCTTGCCCGATGTGTTTGCCCAACTCGGAGATGAGTATTACAGGGAGGCTATTAAAGCCTTTCCTGACCATAAATTTGTAGTGTTTTCAGATGATCCAAACTGGTGTGCAGAGAACCTAACATGGGCTAACCATGTGATGCCTTGCTCTGCACCAGGACAAGACTTAGCATTGCTTTCGAGCTTCAAAAACCATATCATAGCGAATAGTTCATTCGGCTGGTGGGGTGCTTGGCTTGGCAATGGGAAGGTAGTAGCACCTAGCCGGTGGTTTACCAATGGGCTAGACTCTACAGATATTGTTCCTGAAAGGTGGATAAAGATTTGAAAAAACTACTAGATGTGGTCGATGGTGAAGTAAGAACAGTTCATTCGGATGGCGAGGGTGGGATTATCATTCACTCCCAAACCGATTTAACTGAGTTTGCAGAGCATACTAAACAACAGTACAACCAAAACCCTGGCAAAACAGGATGGTCAGGCGAAGTATTTGACCCTAAGAACAAGATAGCAGAATTACCCTTAGCGATTATTAATGACCTCAATGCCAAAGGCATTATGCGAGGCTTTCATATCCAAGATCCTAAAGCCCTAAAAAAGTGGCTAAACGACCCCGATAACAGGGTATTTAGGACAAGAGGGGGTGAGGTATGAGGATTGCTATTTGTATCCCTGCTAGAGGGCAAATGGAGGTCGCTACAGCGTTTGATTTAGTAGCAATGTGTGCGTATACCATTAAGACCACAAAACACGATATAGACCTGTTTACGAGTGCTGGAACGCTAATATTTGATCAGCGTAATAGCCTAGTAAAAACAGCCTTAGAAATAAAGGCAGACTATCTACTATTTGTAGATGCAGATATGCGGTTTCCAAAAGATACCTTAAAAATATTGATGGCTCACGATAAAGATATTATCGGGGTCAACGCAACTACACGATCTGAACCTGTCAAACCGACAGCTAAGAACTTTATTGTTAATGAAGATCAGTCCGTAGATTGGCTGCCGATCTATTCCAATGCTAGATCTGGAATTGAGAAAGCAGATGGCATTGGGTGTGGAGTAATGCTAGTTAAGACCAAAGTATTTAAGGAGATGGAAGAACCCTATTTCTACTTTGAGCAACTCGGCAATAATAAGATATTGGGCGAGGATATTTACTTTTGCATAAAAGCAAAGGATGCAGGATTTGATACTTGGCTAGATCACGATCTATCCAAAGGAATTAAACATATTGGGCAGTATGTCTATGGTTGGGATAACATCGAAATACCAAAAGATTAGGAAATTATGGCTTACACAAACTATACCGATCTCAAAGCATCGGTGGCTAACTACTTAGGTCGATCAGACTTAACATCGGTTATCCCCGACTTCATTAGCTTTGCAGAGCTACGCATGGCAAGAGACCTACGCACTCGGCAGATGTTGCAGTCAGCTACAGCACTAACAGTAAGTGGTGATGGAAAAGTAGCCTTACCTACAGACTTCTTAGAGATTCGTGATTTGCATATCCAAGGCAACCCAAGATACCCTGTTACCTATATGTCTCCTAGTCTGTTTACTAGAGATGCTCCGGCAGACGAGAGTGGCAAACCAATTTATTACACGATCCTGGCAACGGAGTTCGAGTTAGCACCAAAGCCAGATACAGCGTACACATTGGAGATCCTCTACTATGCTAAACCTACTGTATTGTCTGCTGGTAATGCAAGCAATGTATTTCTTGCTAATTATCCAGATGCTCTCGTCTATGCCTCTCTTTTAGAAGCAGAGCCGTACTTAATTAACGATGCACGAAGTCAGACATGGGCAACCTTGTACGACAGAGCAATCAAAAACATATCCGATGCAGACCAAAATGGTGAGTATTCGGGTGTTCCATTACAAATGCGCGTAACTTCACGATAAGGAAATACCATGGCTGAAATGTCAAACTACCTAGAAAATGCACTCATTAATGCATCTCTACGAGCAACAACCTTTACATCTCCATCTGTAGTCTATGTTGGTCTCTTTACTGCAGACCCAACAGATGCTGGCACAGGTACAGAAGTAAGTGGTGGGTCTTATGCTCGCCAATCAGCTACCTTTGGTGCGCCTAGCAATGGAGTATCTACAACAACTGCTGACATTACCTTCCCACAATGTACTTCTACTTGGGGAACAGTCAGCCACATTGGAATCTTAGATGCAAGCACAAGTGGTAATCTTTTGTATCACACAGCCCTAGATGCATCAAAGACCATAGAAACAGGCGATTTGTTTAAGATTGCATCAGCAAGTCTGACAGTAACATTGGCTTAATATGCCTGCTGATTACTGTGGTGCGTTCTCAATTGATAGCATCGATCAGTTTGGCACACTAGAACAAATACTAATATCGTTTGACGATCCAATATGGAACTCACCAAACACTTGTATTCTGTATGGCGATGGTTCGGTAACGGCTAACGCTAGTGCATCAGCCAATGGTATTAGGACAAGAGAAGGTGTAGGCTCAGTAACAGCAGATGGTACAGTATCAGCAAGTGCAGTAAGAACAAGAACCTCATCAGGCTCTATTACAGCCGATGGCACAGTAACTGCTAATGGTTTTGCAATCCGTAGTGGATCAGGCTCAGTCGTAGCACAAGGAACAGTAAATGCAGAATCAATCCGAGTTAGAACAGGCTCTGGATCTGTTAGCTGTGTGGCAACGATCCTCGCTAATGGATCTGGAATATTTAGTGGATCAGGTTCTGTCAGCGCAACAGGTACAGTATCGGCAGTCGCTATTAGGACTAGAACAGGCTCTGGCTCTATTTCAGCCACAGGAACAGCAGTCGCAGCAGGACTTAGAGAAAGATTAGGAACAGGCAGTATCTCAGCCACAGCCACAGTTACTTGTATAGGTGGTGTAGAGTTTGAAGGTACAGGTTCAATAGAGTGCTTTGCAACAGTTACAGCAAACCCTGTAGCCATTTATGGCGCAGTAGCTACAGTTAATGGAATAACC